ACAGGCAATACTTTTGCTGGTGTTCTAAACGGTAGAGTTAAAGTATACGTTGACCCTTATGCAGGTTCAGACTACTTAACAGTAGGTTACAGAGGGACTAACCCTTATGATGCAGGTATGTTCTATTGCCCTTACGTTCCATTACAAATGGTTCGTGCAGTTGGCGAGAACACATTCCAACCAAAAATCGGTTTCAAAACTAGATATGGTATGGTTTCAAATCCTTTCGTTGGTGCTACACCAGCTGACGGACTTGCATCTGCAGGTACTAACCAGTACTACAGAAAATTTGCAGTTACTAACATTCTGTAAATCAAAAGTTTTTATTAACTTTAAAAAGGAACCTTCGGGTTCCTTTTTTTTTATCTCAGATAAGCGAAACCCCAGTCACTTCTCACTCTTCAGCAGGTTAACTGGGGTCTCTAGTTGAGGTCTTCTATCTCACAATCGTTATTTGTTTTTGACTCCATTTTTCAGGCAAGGTAACGAACCTCGGTTTCTCTCAACGTAACTTTAAAAATCTCCTTCAGCGACTTGAACACAAGTGGTTCCTCTCGCTCTCCACATATCAACAACCTTGTTTCTATCGTCAAAGACAATGTCGATTTTACCACCGAACTCTTCGAACTTATCTGCAAGGTCGGATTTAAACTCTTCATCGGGTCTGAAGTCACCATCGGGTCTAAGGAACAATCCTTTGTGACCCTTACCAATCCACTCATCAATCTGAGCTTCAGTAAGACTTCTTTGTTCTTCGTTTCTTGCAGAGAAGAATGCAACATCGTCACCCCTTGCAATATGCCTTTTCGCAATATCACAAACCCATTCAACAGGAGTATCAAATCTAGTTTGTTCTTTGAATGATTTCCAGTCAGTAGGTCTTTGAGTAACGTGATGTCTCCTATGCTCTACGTCAGCAATAGTTCCGTCAACGTCAAAGATTATTGTTTGTTTTTCCATACTTATAGTATACCAAAAAGTGATACCCATTGTCAACTGTTTTTAGCATCTTTTTTTACACTAAATACAAGGTACAATACAGTACATTACACATACACACACAGGAGAAAAATATGAGTAATTCAACAAAATCAGGGTTCGAAATCAGAGCCGACTTATTATCACAAGCAGAAGGTCTTTTGACCTCTAATTATCAGAGGGAAGTTGACGCTATCTATGCACACAACGATTCATTCCCAAATGATAAGAAACCTTTACCACTAAGAGAAATCACTGGTGAAGAGGTTATTAGAACTGCAAGACAACTTAATGAGTTTGTAACCGAGAAGTAACCTAAATAGTAGTATACGAGGATAATTATGTACGACAAACAAGTAAACGTGATGGAAGGGCCATGGGAAAAATCAGTTTTTCCTAATGGAGAAGAAACTACCGATGTAATTAGTAGAAAAACTATTACGTTGTTAAGAAAAGATGGTTATCTTTGTGAAGAAACTACTACGAGAGAGTATCGAGGTAATGACTACTTTGATACTTCCTCGTCTAAAAGGATAGCAAAACTAGATGGTTGATATCAATAAATCAATTCTTAATAAGAATAACTTTCGTCTATTAATAGACAAAGTTCCTACAGTCGAATACTACGTCCAAGGAGTCAATATTCCTGGCGTATCTTTTGATGAGGTTGTTCAACCTGCAGGTGTAGGAGTTGATGGATATTTTCCTGGCGATAAAGTCTCGTTTGATACACTAAACGTGACTTTCCTAGTTGATGAAGACCTAGAAAACTATAAAGAAATGTATGATTGGATGTCTGAAATCGTGCCAATAGCCGCTTCTGATAAGTACGGTGAACTGGTTGGAAGTACAAAGAATACACTAAGTGTCGCAAATAGGTCGGGAGATGCACTTAAAGCGCAGTCTATGATTACACTAGTCACTAACACAAACAAAAACCTTCCAAATAGGTATTTCAGGTTCTACGATGCATTCCCAATTGCTTTAGGTGGACTAGAATTACTTTCAGGTTCAGAAACAGAACCAGTAACTTGTGAAGTTCAGTTCCGTTTCACCTTCTACGATATAAAAACATCTAGTTAAAGTACCTGTTTCGTGGTATAATAGACCATGAATACCTTTTATAATATGAGATAAATATTGATATGAACCTAGATGATTTGAAAATTGAGTGGAAAAACGATTGTGAAATAGATGATATCCAACTGGATAATGCATCACTAGAAGTACCAAAACTTCACGCAAAATACTTAGACTTACTTTCCAGTAAGTTAATACTCCAAAAACAATACCAATTAAAATATGACACTTTACTTAGAGATAAGTGGATGTGGTATAATGGTAAGTTTTCACCCGAAGAACTTAAAGAGTTGGGTTGGGAACAATTTGATTTAAAAATCATGAAAGCAGATTTACACTATGTCTTCAATGCAGACGAAGACTTACAGAACCTAAAAGCAAAACAAGAGTACTTAAAAATAACTATAGACTTCCTAAAAGAATGTCTAACGAACATTACATGGAGACACCAAACAATTCGTAATACGATTGATTGGAGAAAGTTCATGGCAGGTAATTAAGATGATATTAGAAAACTATGTATGGCAGGCACCTGAATTTTTTACAAAACAAGAAATAAAAGACTTACATCATGCATCGGATAAATTACAATTCCGTGCAGGACAAATTGGTGGACAAACAGAAGATAAAGATGCTGAAGGTGTTGGTGAAGGAACAGAGGATTGGAGTATTCGTAGTTCTAAAGTTAAGTGGTTTGAAATGGAAAACAACCATATGCCCGAACATCTTACTAAGAAAATAAATGATGCAGTTAACATGGCAAATCAAGAGTGTAAATGGAACCATACTATAGAGTCTATGGAAAATCCTCAATACACTATTTACACTGAACAACCCGAAAGGAAAGGTGATTTTTATACATGGCATACTGATTCAGGGCCAATTCCTTATGGAAATGGAATGACAAGAAAATTAAGTATGACTATTCAGTTATCAGACCAAGACGATTATGAAGGTGGTCATTTCCAGTGGTTAGAACCTCATCGACAATTTGATAAAATGACTGGAACAAACCCACAAGTAAATATGCAGGATGCAATAACAACACTATCTCATTCTGCAAAATCAATAGGTTCGGTGGTTGTATTTCCATCATTCCTATATCACCAAGTTACACCAGTATTGAAAGGAACTAGAAAATCATTAGTGTGTTGGTTCACTGGACATCCGTATGTCTGATGTCGTAAGAGTCTCGAAAATAAACGAAGTATTCCTCAAAGTTGATTGTGATGATGGACTTGCAAAGGAACTCTTTGAATTCTTTTCATTTAAAGTTCCAAACGCAAAGTTCATGCCTTCCTATAGAAATAAAATGTGGGACGGTAAAGTATACCTATTCTCTATTAAAACACATAAAATTTATATCGGACTACTTCCATATGTTGACGAGTTCTGCAGGGAGAGGGGTTATGAATTTGAGGGTGTCGAAGATATTCTTGGAGTAAAGGAGAGGGATGAATTAAACAAGATAGACGACTGGATTGATATACTTGGATTACCGTTTGAACCTAGAGATTATCAGTTAGAAGCATTTAAGACTGCAATACAATATGGAAGACAACTATTACTTTCACCAACTGCAAGTGGTAAATCATTAATCATATACCTACTCGCAAGATACTACAACAAAAAAACTGTAATCATTGTTCCGACAACTTCACTAGTAGAACAGATGAGTAAAGATTTTGTGGACTATGGATACAAAGAACCTATCTGTAAAATCTATCATGGTCAAGAGGTGTTCGATGCACCCATTACAATTACAACATGGCAGTCATTTGCAAAAGCACCTAAGAAAACATTAGAGTCATTCGACATGGTTGTGGGTGATGAAGCGCATTTATTTAAAGCAAATGTATTGAAAGGTATTCTAGAAAAAATGAAGAACACTGCATTGCGATTTGGAACGACTGGTACACTGGACGGAACAGAGGTTCATAGATTACAATTAGAAGGATTGTTTGGCCCAATTAAGAAAGTTACCACAACTGCAGAGTTAATGGAAGAAGGAACGATTGCAAACCTAAACATAGACATTCTTATTCTAAAACATAAGAAAGTAAAACTTGGAAACTACCAAGAAGAGATGGACTACC